GGCGTGGTCGTCTCGGTCGTCGTCTCCGACATTGGTTCTCCCTCTTGGAGAAGGCCCCGGCCTCGCGCTGGGGTTGGCTAGTGGCTGCCGCGGCGGCGGCGAGCGAGATACGCCTTGACGGTGCGGTCGTCTAGACCTGCGAACACGTCCTCAATGGCATGGGCTGGGATGTTGGGCGTCCGGCCGTTGCGGATGGCGTCTCGGTAGAACTCGAGGTCAAGTTTCGTCATGTGGCCCTCCGCACTTGAACGAACATGCGCTCGCCATAGCCGTCGGGGTCCGCCTCGATCCGATAGCCGACCATCTCATAGTCGCCCGAGACGAGCGATTCCGTCTTGGATGCGTGCGCGCCAACCGAGTCGAGCCGAATACCTCGAGCGTCCTCGAACTCCAGCACCACAGACCGGCAGCGGTCGGCGCGTCCGGCATACATGGAGGCTGTGTAACGCTCGGAAGCAACAGAGGTGTAGTTGAGTCCGCGCATATTCAGTCGCGCTAGAACGTCGTCCCATGACAAGTCCGCGTCAAAGTTGACGCCCTTGAACGCCCCGCCCAGATCCTCGGTACGCGACTCCCACTCGATGAGCTTGCGGGCGGTCCCCTCGAGGTCCGCTCGCAAGTCGCCCATCTCGTATCCAGTGCCGTCCGGGAAGTTGCGCTTGTCCAAGATCCTCTGATAGTGCAGATATTCGCTATCAAGGGTGGCGTCGCTGATCCCGTCGAAGGGGTCGCGGCCCGCCTTGATGTTCGCGGCGGCAGTCTTGGCCCACCGTTCGGTGTAGGTGTCGTATTGAAGGACACCCGTAGCCCGCTCGTCGGGGTCAGAGATGAGGCGGAAGTCGTAGTCGGCCTTATGGGATGGCGCCTGCTCCCATTCCTCGACAGTCAGCGGTCGTCCTGGAGCGTGTCCCTTTAGTGGTTTGGCGACACCATCCGGCGCAGTGAGCGCCTTGCCGAAGCGGATTGCGGGCCGGGTCGGTGCTGCGACTACCGGGACGGCCGGCGCGGAGGCGACGCGACGGGCGGTGGACGTGATGTAGCCGTGCGACTTGAGGAGCGCGAGCGCCTCGTCGCGGCCCTTGGCTTGGGCGAAGATCCCGTCAGGGGTGAGCCGCGCTCGACCATTCGTCGCGAGCTCGGTCGTGGACATCTTGCCGAGCCCGCCGCCGCGTCGGGCGTTGACCACTCGGGAGAGATCCGCGCCCTCCATTAGCGCCTTGCGCTCGCCTTCGGTCAGGTCTGTGATCTGGTCGAACGTCGGGTCCACGCCGTCGTGACTGCCCGGGTTGGCGAGCGTTGTCGGGACGTGTATGCAGTCGCAGCGCGGGTGGCGCTGGAAGCCTTGGCTGTAGCGGTACTCGCGGCCGGCGAGGACCGCACACGGGCCACAGCACGGCGGATTCACCATGCGAACCCACCCGACGCCCGGGCGGACTGCGATGGCCGTAGCAGCCGCTGCACGGCCCGCGTCGGCGATCTGCGTGTGGATCGCCATGTCGAGCCACTTGCCGCCAGCCGCGAGCGACTGCGCCTCTTTCGCGCGGATCTTCGCGCCCTCGAGCAGCGAGCCCAGCGGCCGCCCGTCCGACGCGATCCCGGCGAAAGCGCCTGGGTTCACTTGGGCCAGCGGCGGGATGGCGTCGCCGTACTCCGCGAGTGTCGCTGCGACGTAGGCCGCGCCGCCCCTTGCGGCTCCGAGTTGGGCGGAGGCCGTGAGCAGGTTGACCCGCGGGCCGACCTTCGCCCACGACGAGTCGATGTCGTCGAGCCTCATCGCGGACCACTCGGAACGGCTCAGCCCCAGCGTCGCGACGATGAGCCGCTGCTGCGTCTGGTAGTGGTCAGAGACCGCCCGCGGTAGCACCCGCGCCACCCGTCAGGCTGCGAGCCGCGTTGAGGATCGGGTCCGACGACTCCTCTTCGTCGAGATACTGGCGCTCCTTGGCTTTCCGCGGCTCTGACCAGCCGAGCTCATCCCAGTAGCCCTCTCTGGACAGCACGCCGACGCTGCGCCGCTTCATGAGCGCGTCCTCACGCTGCGCCACCGTCGGAGTGGACGCGTCAAACCAGTCGACCGTCACGGCATTGCCGTCCAACCAGTCGCCGGTCATGAAGCGCCACATGAGCCCGCCGAGCCACCCGAGAGTGACACCGAGCTGCGTCGTCTGATCCTCAACCCGCGACACGAGCTGCGCCTCGTCGGCCTTCATGCTCGCCTCGTTCGGCGGATTCGCCGTGAAGTGCCCGAAATACCGCGACGGGAAACCAGTCACGATCGAGGCCTGTGACCCGTACACGTTGAGCGCGGTCTCGAAGTTCTTGAGGTCAGAGGCCTCCAACTGCCCGACCTTCGACTCTGCCTTCGTCAGGGTGTGGATCGCGTTGAAGTACGCCTCGAACTGCGGGATCGGCTTGCCACTCGCGTCGACGAAATCACCCTTGGCGACCCCTGTCATCCACATGCGCGGAATGCCGTGCGACTCCTGCGCAAACTGCATGTTCGTCAGCGACCGCGCCGCCGCGTCCGTGATCGGGATGATGTCGCTCATCTCGGACTCGCCGGCCCACTCACCAGACCTGCGCCGGTTCAGGTGCATCACGATCGGCACACGCCCAAGGCCGTGAGGGTCACGGTCCACCTCGACCCAGCGACCGTCACCACCACGAGCAACCCAAACGGTCACCTCAGGTAGATACAACGTGACGTTGGTCGGGGTGGTACCGGTCTGCTCATCTTTCCCGTAGAAGCGGGCCGCAGCCAACATCGTCTCGGTGCGAATGTCGACCTCGGCGACCATCTGCCGTGGCGACTCCGCACGCACGAGCGGCGAGCCTGCCGCGGCCTCATTCGACCCGCACGACAGGAAACCACGGCCATAGACGAGCACATCCGTCTCGAACATCGCCAAGTGCGCGTCGAGGTTGGTGGCGCGACGAGCAGCCAGCAGTTGCGGATTCACCGCGTCCTCGCCGGCCAGCATCATTGAACGCATCCGCTGCCGTGACCGCATCGTGTCCACGACAACCCGCGGCCAGTTCGCTACCACAAGGAACCGGCGCATCGACTGCGGGATGGCCATGCCCAACTGTTCGACGCGCTGTCGACCCAGGTAGTAGCGCAGGTTCAGCTCATCGGCCTTGCCCTGGGACTCCCACTGCTGGCGCAGCCGGTCGATGGTCTGGATCTCGGAGGGTGAGAGCGCCACGAATCCCTCCGATCAAGGTCTAACGCAGGAAGAAGATGGTTGGGCCGGAGTCATCGCCCCAGCCAGCGCCGCGGGCATCAGCGGCAGCCTCGTGGGCGAGAATGTCGGCCATCAGTATGTCGATCTTCATGTGCTCGGCAGGCTTGCCGAGGATGAACTTGTCGCCCGGTTTGGCGACCTTGCGGGCGGCCAGAGCGCACCCCTTCGCGGCCTCGTCAACCGAGTGCGTCGTCAAACCCTCAGCCAAGTCCTCACGGAACCGCAGCAGGGCCGGGAACGTGCGCCCGATCGAGTTCGTCGGCCACTGCACCACGACATCCTCACCATGCTCAGCAGCCCACGAGTCGACCTGCGTCTCGAAGTAGCGCGGGTCCACGTAGAACCGCTTCACCCTGTAGCGGCGAAACACCTCATCGACAGCCGCCGTGACCTCACCGCGAGGGATGCGACCCTCGGGCCACTGCTCCGGGCGCCACACCGTCGGCCGCGAGTCCGGGCCATACGTCGGCGTGAAGCGGTGCCCGTCGATCGTTTCCAACCGCAGGGCCGTCCAGTCACTCGACCGCGAACCGTCGAAGCCACCGGACACCGCAGTGCCATCCGGCACCTCGACCTCGCCGTCCTCGCACGACTCCCACAATGGCTCGGTCAGGAACGACCCGAGACCCTGCACGAGCCGATTCCCGAAGAACCGCTCGGCCTGCGTCGGGTCCGTCTCGACCAACTCCGCGGCCTCGGCGTCGATCGTGGCCGGGTCCACCCAGGGCGAGTCCGCGTAGACGTACTTGTGCAACTTGGACCGGTCCCGCTTGTTCGCGTACGACAGGTCCGCGGGAGGCTTCCGGTAGTAGCGGAAGATGTCAGGTCGGCGTGACTCGAACGCCTGCTGCGCCGCAGAGTCCTCCATCGGGTCCCACGGGTTCGTCAACTCGATCGTGCGACCCTGCATCGCCGCAATGCCACGACGCATCGTCTGCCACGTCCCGAGCACCTTGTTCGACGCCGTGTAAAGCCCCGACTCATCCGCCAGGCCGCCCGTGAGCGGCTGGCCAAGCTTGGACTTGGCCGCGCTCGACAGCGGGACGATCTTGCCCCGGTTCGGCAGGCGGATGAAGCCCTCACGCACATGCACGAACTCCGCGAGCGGGCCGTTGTGAATCATCGTCTGCAGCGGCTCATAGACGTTGTTCGTCTGCGACTCAGCGAACGCGAGCAGTCCCAGCAGTGACTTGCGCCGCGGGACACCCATCGCCTCTCCGCGCTCGTAGCGGTACTCCCAGCCGCAACCGCAGCCGTGGTCTTCGCACCGGTACGCCTCACCGCCGCGAGCCCAGCCCGCAAAAAGCGCCGGCCCGACACCCTCGAACAGCAGCCAACCCGCGCCCCACGGCGACTTGCCGCACTTCTGCGGCCCAACGATGACCGAGCGCCGATAGACGAACGGCTCAAGCAGGCGACGTGGGTCAGCAACCGCCTTGGGCTTGATCCGGTAGTGGTTCGCCGTGACGAAGAGCTGCCAGCCGTTGAACGTCAGCGGCTCACCCTCGAACACGCCGCCAGGCACCCGGCAGTGCTGCTCGATCCAGTCCGTGGCCAAAAATCCGAGGGTCTGCAGTGGGTCGAAGTCCAGCGCGAGGTCAGGAACCTCCACCAGAGACAACCTTCATGCGTGACCGAGCCGACGCCTTAGACTTTGGCGCGGCCTCGGTGTCGGCGCGCTTGGCTCCCACCTCATCCTTGGCGATCGCCCAGCCATTCTCCTTCAACCCTGCCGGGGTGAAGCCGATCTGGTCCGCGAACCGGTGCAGACTGCCCTTGTCCGCAGCCGTCGCCTCGCTCGACTCGCACAGAACGTAGGTCCGCACCCACATAGCGATCGTGTGCAGACGCCACGACTCGGACGG